AGCTCGACCCGGACATCGCCAAGGCCCTCGACACGGGAGCCGTTGGCGCGCTCATCCGGCAGGATCTCGAGCCGATGCTGTACGAGATCTTCATCCGGGTTTTCCCTGCCTACGACCGCATGCCCAAGGAACCGGCCAACGGCCTCCTGCACGCATGGAACCAGATCACCGCCTACGGTGGTGCGAAGTTCATGGCCGAGCTGGGCACCGTCTCGGACGACCAGAGCACCTTCGCTCGCCAGTCGACCAACGTCGCTATCCTCGCCACCCGGCGCGGCATCTCGCTGAAGTCCCAGTTCGCTGTGATGGCAGGCGGGATGAACTACAACCCCGAGGCCATCGAGCTTCAGGGTGGCCTGCGCGCCATGGCGCACACGATGCAGAAGGCGATCTTCGAGGGGCAGTCAACGGTCACGACCGGGTCCGCCTCCGACGAGTTCGGCCTCTATGACGCCAACGCCTTCACCGGTCTGCGCTCGATCCTGAACACGGTTCGCGCCGTGGATCTCGATCCCGCCACCAACCCCACGACCACCGGTTCGTTCCGGCGTGCCGTGGATGCCGGTCTCCTGCCGGTGACCCAGTCTCAGGGCATGACCTCGATCATCTGGGGCCATCCTCAGGAGAAGATCACGTTCGACGAGCAGCAGGACACCAACGTCCGTCTGGTCGGCCCGAACTACGTCAACATCGGCGTGGGCGCGACTGCTCAGGCGGTCAACACCTACGCCGGTCAGATCCCGTTCGCGGTGGTCCCCGGTGACTCCATCGGGTCCTACACCTCGACGGCGAAGGGTGCGGGCGTCCTCGTCCGCGACCTGTACATGCTGGACGAGGGCAGCATCACGCTTCCCTACCTCGGCAGCCCGGGTCCCACGGTCCTCGAGATCCCCATCGGCATCTCGGGTCAGCTCACCCACCTGTACATCATCTTCATGATGAACGGACTGGCTGTCAAAGTTTTGCCTTGGAATAATAAAATTCGCGTGAAAGTTGCATCGTAATCTAGGGCAGCCAACCCCAGACTTTGCGGTTGGCGATCTTGGATACGAGGCTCTCTGACACGCCGAACTGGTGGGCGATGACGAGGAGCGTCATTCCAGACTCCCTGAGTTTGCGGATGTTGCGAACATCGTCATCGCTCAACTTGCCGGAGACCGGGTTCCTCTTCTTGCGGTTCATGTCCCGGTTGTTTTCGAGGCTCGTTGCCTCGAAGAGGTGGTCGAGACGAATGCACGCGGGGTTGTCGCAGGTGTGGGCGAGGTCCGAGGTGGGCCAGACCCCATAGGCGAGAAACCACGCCATACGGTGGGCGAGGACGGGGTGCCCTTCAAACTGGAACTGGCCGTAGCCAAGTCCATTCGCGAAGAGGCCCCCTGTCCAGACCCAGCAACCTTCCCCTCGTTCTACCTTCGACCAGAACCTTTCGATGACGGAAGTCCGCTTCCCTCTTGATCTCTTGTCGAGCGAGTAGATCCCTTTGGGCATGTTGACCTCCTGTCAAGTTGTGACGCTGGTACAACAAAGTATACCACGAGGGTGAAGGTCGCCTCCTGATCTCGTTGGTGATTGAGGGGGCCGTCCTCCGGGGCGGCCCTCCTCATTCCTTCGCGTAGATCTTGAACGTCGCGATGTTGTGGATGGTGACCTCGCTCACCCCGTACTTCGCGGCCAGCGGCTTGAGCCGGACCCCTCGACGACGGGCATCACGGATCTCTTCCGCTTGTTGCCAAGTGAGGCTCCTGTGGACCTTGTGGGCATGCCGCTTGCGACGCTCACGGTCGGCGGAGTTCTGCTGGGCAGTACCGAGATAGAGATGGTCGGGCCGAACACAGGGCGGGTTATCGCAGTGGTGCAGTACCCACATCCCTTCAGGAATGGGGCCGAAGTGAACCAGCCAACTCACGCGGTGGGAACGAAGGAACGTCCCTTCGCTCCACAACTGGCCGTAACCCTTGGGGCTTCGACTACCAGTCCAGATCCAACAGCCGTCTCCCTTCTCGACTTTCTCCCAGAACCGTTGCTCGAGCGGGCGCTTCGGTGGGGCCATGCGGAGAGGATACCACAATGTACTTGACTCCCGCACGGTTTAGGGAAATGGGCTTCGGGATCGACATCTCCGAGTTGGACAACGCGGAGCTGCTCGCTCTCGAGCGGGCCGCTACCACGGCCGCCAACCTGTACTGCAACGTGCCCCGCATCCCCCAGATGCACGATTTCCGGGGCGGCACCATCACCAACGAGCGCCACGTCTGGCGCTACCCGGTGACTCCCTTCGAGATCGGGCAGCGTCGGTTCTACCCGTTCCACTGGCCGATCCTCGAAGTCCAGCAGTTCCGCATCTACGTGACGAACACCCAGTACGTCGACATCAGGCCGACGGAGCTGATGGTCAACAACACCGACCGTTACTTCGAAGTCGTCTCCCTCGCGCTCACCTCGACCGGCCTTTTCAACGCCCTCATCATCCCCAACGTGGGACTCGCCACCCCGGTGGCCTCGAGCAGCTACACGTATGGCTGGGACTTCGTCGAGACGGACGAGACACTGGCGAACACCGACGGCCAGACGTACCGGGCCCAGAACCAGTTCTGGCTCTCGGGCACCGATCTCTACGGCGTCGACCGGACCCCCGTGATCAAGAAGAACGGCTCGGTCGTGAGCAGCGGCTTCACCATCGACATGGTCGAGGGGACGGTGGTGTTCGACGCCCAGCTCGTAGCCACTGATGTGGTTACCGCCACCTACCACTACCCGCTTCCTCCCGACATCCAGTTCGGGGTGGGGCACATCATGGCGTGGCTTCACGCCGAGGCCGAGATGCACCAGCGCGGCATGGCGCACCTGAACGCCCTCTCCATCGGGGAGGTCAAGATGCAGCGCCCACGCGCTTTCCCGACGGCCCAGATTGCCGCCAGCCTTGACTCCCTCATCCCCGAGGCAGCGATGTACCTGTCCAGCTTCCGCTCCGATCACATCACGGTTCGCGCATGAGCAGCGGTCCGCCTCCCCTCAATACCACCCGGAACAGGTTCCTCTACCCGCGCCATCTCGACAGCATCGCCAAGTACGTCAGCCGTCTTGGAATGATCGACGACATTGCCGTCTACAGGCGCACTCCCAACCTTGACTCCGCCGCCCCGGCCAATGCCTATGGAGACGACTCCATCGACTTCGTGGAGACACAGGACTCCCGCAGGCACTGGGTGAAGGGCTGGATCTACTCGACCCCTGCCACGGTTCAGGAGGTCGACTCCGGGGCGATCATCACGGTCAATACCTACGTCATGCGCGTCCCCATTGGCACGGACATCCACGCGGGCGACGAGATCTTTCTTGACCCAGATACCTACACCGTCTCCTCGGTAAACGAGGAGAACACGTGGAAGGTGCTGGTCGATTGCAACCTGCGGAAGAGGGAGTGAGATGGCGCTTCATGTGACAACGTACGAAGGCGAGATCCTCGAGATCAGCGAGGCATACCTCACCCGTGACGGGGAACGAGCCTCCATCTCCTCGACTGGGGTGCGCGGGCCCGCCGGTGTCGCAGGACCCGCTGGACCTGCCGGGCCCGCTGGACCTGCAGGACCCGCTGGACCTGCAGGACCGGATGGAGTGACCCCAACAGCAGGTGACATCGTGACCGCCCTCAAGGCTGGCGTGGCGCAGGCGGATCCGCATGTCGCGGGCGAACTCTGGTACGACACCATCGGCCTCGTCCTGATGGTCAGTGCTGGGTGATCGACTTCGGGGCGATCCTGCAGGGCGTCTTCGAGGGCGCAGTGCAGGGCCTCAGTCAGGGCGCTCACGTGGTGGCCCAGAGGGCCAAGGCCAGAGCCCCTGTTCGTAGCGTCTTCTCCGGTGGCGGGCAAGGGATCCGCACCAAGACGGCAGGCGAGATCGAGGCCGTCAGGAGTTCCCGGGACTCGGCCTTCAAGGCGGGTGGGCCTCCCACGGTGATCAGGCCCGAGCAGCTCGGGCAGGCTCGCATCGTGACGGGCAAGAAGCCACCCACCCATTGGCGGGAGCGTCGACTGGCAGCCGCCAGCAAGCTCCTGACCCAGTACGACGTCGAAATGAGCCGCCGCAGGGCGGGCTATGCACCCCAGAAAACGATGCTCTCGAGACGCGGGGCGTACGAGGTTCGCAGCGGGCGAGCCAACGCCGCCACGTGGGAGCACCTCAAGGTTGGTGGAAGACTCCGTGGCGAGATCTACGCCACGGATCCAAGCGTCTCTGGCGATCACGCCGAGGCATGGGTCATCTCCCCCACGAGCTACGCGAAGTATCAGGAGTTCGGGACGCGCCACAACGCTGCCCACCCCTTCCTTCGCCCTGCCGCAGAGGAGAGCCGCAGTGAAGTGGCCGCCATGGTGGCGGAAGCCGTTCGTGGAGCCCTGCCGCACGGGGCCACGAAGGTCGGTATCGAGATCGTGGTGCGGCTGTGAAAGGGAGTGACTGATGGCTACGACCACCGTCGCCCCTGTCAAGAGAGCGGTCGTGCAGAAGCTCCGCGCTTCCTCGCCACTCGTGGCCGCCATCGTAGGCGGCATTCACGAGGCGGTCGCTCCCCGCAAGGTGAAGTACCCCTTCATCGTGTATCAGATCGTCGCCTCGTCGTACGAATACGACTGGACGGGGATGCAGATCCACGCCCTGATGGACGTCTCCACCTATGCGGTGAACCCCGTCGATGCCAATAACATCGACGCGCTCATTGCTGGGGCGCTCAACGATGCTGCGCTCACGGTCGATGGGCAGACTAGCCTGCTTTGCCGCCGGGTCGGAGATCTGCCAACGGGGCCAGACGTCGACTCCGAGGGGAAGCGCATCTATCAGGTCGGGGGCACGTACTCGATCTGGACCGACCAGCGTCTGGGGACTCCCTGATGGCTGGCCGGAAGCTGCATGGCAAGAACGCTGCGATCTACATCAACGGGGTCAAGGTCACCAACAAGACCGAGTGGTCCCTCTCGATGGCTCGTGACTACGCCGACGTCTCCACCTTCCGCGATGCGAACAAGGTGTATGCGGCGGGGCTCATGGACATCAGCGGGACCTTCGCGGGACTGTTGGATCTCGACGGGGATGCTGTCGTCTCGAGCAACACGGGGTCAGCAGTGACCGTTGCCGTGTATGCGAGAGAGGGTGAGCAGCCCGTAGCCTCAGGACCCGCCTTCGTGGACGCATCCGTGACGGCTAGCGTCTCCGACGCGGTTCGCTGCACCGGCAACTTCAAGGCTGCCGGGGCATGGACCATCGGCTAGGGGAGATGGCTCCAGATACCCTTGCGGTGCGTGGCTGCTTCGCGAATGGTGTTGGGCTTGATCCCGAGATCCCTCGCGATACGAGTCCACGGAACCCCCATGGCGTGGAGTCGTTGTCCCTCAAGTACCTGCTCTTCGGTGAGAACGGAGGAGTGGTGGGCGGATCCTCTGGCCTGCGTTCCATCCCTCGTCCTGTCCCGGTTGTTGTCACCCTTGGTGCCAACGACTAGGTGTTCAACCCGTACGCAGTGGCGCACATGGCATGGTCCATGTCGAACCACCTGACCTTTCCCTAGCGGACCATGTGCTCGGATCCACGCATAGACGTGAGCACCGATGTACTTACCCTCGAACCAGAAGTTGGCGTAGCCAGTACTGGCAAGGGCTCCAGTCCAGAGATGGCAATCCCCCGACCGGTCGATGACGGTGTCGAACCGCTCGTCGGCGGAACGCCGCTCGTAGATGCCTGATGGCATGAAGGTCACCTCCTGAGGTGATCTTACCACGCACGAAAGGATCTGTCCCTATGGCAGCAGGGGCTGGCACCAAACTTCATGGCAAAAATGGCGCGATCTATCTCTGGGGCCCCAAGGGCGTCGGGAAGAAGGTCACGACCAAGACCGAGTGGACGCTGAACCTGAACCGCGACTACGTCGACGCGACGGTCTTCGGCGACACGAACAAGACCTACCTCGTGGGTCTTCGCGACGTCTCCGGCACGTTCGCCGGGATCCTCGATGTCAGCGGTGACTATCAGGTCAACGCTGCCGCGAGCGACACCATCGACGTGTATCTCTACGCGGACGACCGCAGCGGTCTCGAAGTGCTCATCGGCTACGGCCCGAGCCTCATCGACGCCGCGATCACCGCGTCCATCTCGGACGCGATCAAGACGACCGGCAACTTCAAGGCTGCCGGGAACTGGACCGTGTTCACGAGCGGGTCTCTCTGAGCCCCGTAAACCCGTAACATCCACGCTGGAGGCGGCTCAATAAAGCCCCTCCCGGCTGCTGCCGCCTCCAGCGCGATAAAGGGATGGCGATGGGATATCTGTTCAAGACCATCCGGTCAGGGATCTATAAGCCCGCCGGAACCGTAGAAATCCCCTTCCTCGGTGCGAAGGTAGGGGAACTCCAGTCGTGGACTCTCCAGCGGCGTGGTGATCAAGGCCCGGATGCGGGCTTCTACGATCTCCACGCCGTCTTCTCATTTCTGTCAGATGCCCTCTGGACAGACGAGGAGTACGACAAGGTCGTGCTCCTCAACCTCAATCCATACCGACGCTACAAGTTGACGCTGGCCGAGGACGGTCGGGTCGTCAGGGAAGGGCGAAGCCTTCTGATGGAGAAGGTGACTATTGACGCGGCCTGAGCCCTCGCCCGACACGTTGTACCAACGCCGGTACAACAAGGCACACCCGGAGAAAGTGGCCGAAGGAAAGAGACGCTTCAAGGCGGCTCGGCCTCGCTACTTCACCGAGAACCATCGTCTTCGCAAGTACGGCGTGACGCCTGAGTGGTTCCGCGATCAACTCGTTGGACAGGCAGGCAGGTGCGCCATCTGCGGGTTCGTCTTCCCATCAGATCGAGACACCTGCGTCGACCACGACCACAAGACCAATC